GCCATCGTCGTCGCCGAACAGCTCCCCGGCGACCGCCACCGTATCCACCGCATCGAGCGTATCGCGCTGCAGACCGCCTACCCGCAAGTGGCCGAACGCCTGGCCGCCGTCTACAACGCCACCGTGGCGCGCCTGATTGACCTACAGGCGGCGGAAGAGAGACGCACGGGGGTCGCCATCGACCGCCTGTCCAAGGACTTCGAGCCCTCTCACGACGCGAAGTTCCTGCGCGCCAGCGCCTGCGTGTATGTGATGGTCGACGCCACCGGCTGCGGCCTGCCCGTGGTCGACTTTCTCCGCGAGTCCGCCGGCATCGCCGAGGGGCACCTCACGGGCGTGATGTTCACAGCAGGCAGCGGCATCAACGTCCGCCGGGGCGCCAGGGACGGCACCGTGAGCAAGTCGCACCTCGTCAGTCGCCTGCAATCCCTGCTGGGCTTCGGGCGCCTCGAATGGCCGAAGTCCGCCGCCGCCCGCGAGCTCGCCGACGAACTCGAGGACTTCGAGCTGTCCGTGAATGACAACGCTACCCCGCAGTGGGGCGCCCGCGCGGGGAAGCACGACGATCTTGTGTGCGCCGCGGCGCTGGCCGTCCTGATAGGCGGCAACGCCCACAAGTTCACGTGCGAAAGCTACATCGACTAAAAACCCACAGACGAAAGAGGATGCGATGAACCTCGACACCTGTCTCGCAACCGACGCTCAACGAATACTCGACCTCGTGCGTGCTGAGAGTGAGACTGCCGCTCTCGCGGCGCTCGGAGCCATCCTGGCCCGCCGTGAAAGCGAGGTGCTGACCAAGGCCCTTCAGGAGGCGCGTGCAGAGGCCGTGGCAACCCTGAAGGCGCTGACTCAGGCGGAGGCCGAGACGAGGGCGGAGTACAAGGCTGCCGGCGAAGCCGTCCGCAAGGCGCGCGGGGTAGTGGCTGCCTTGCCGGACCTGGCAGACGCTCTCGAAGACGGGCGACTGGCAGAGGCCCAGGCCGAACAGGCCGCCGCCGAGGCTGAACTATCAAAGGCCGAGGGGCGGCGCGTGGCGGTGCGTGCCCAGCTCGAGCAGATGGCCCGCCCGCGCGTGCGGAAAGCAGCCGACCGGCTCGCCGACATCGACGTCCGGCTCGCAGCACTGGCGGACTCGCCGGCGCCGGACCCGGCAACCTTGGCTGTCCTGGCCGAGGCCCTGATTGGAGGCCATCGTGATGCTGACTGACGAAGACAAGGCACTGGCGAAGGAACTCGGCTTGACCCACGAAGAGGTGCGCATCGCGAAGGCGGTCAGAATCCCCCTCGATCGGTACGCCTTCCACAAGCGGGAGCTGCAGGCCGGCCGGGATGCTGACGACGCAATGATGCAGAGGTTCTCCGACGCCGCCGGCGCTGGTCTGGAACACGCCTACAGGGGCGGAAGAGGGGTAGCGCTCCCGCCGTTGGAAGAAGAGGGTGTCTGAGCCTGCGCGGCGGCGGACCTACCACGTCGGCCACGCCGAAGGATGCCGCCTTGGGAGAGTCCGGGAGTCCGTCAGCCGCTCCCGGACTCTCCGCTTGCCCTCCAGACAGGCAGGGCTCCCGCCCACCGAAGTGGCCTCTCCTCCAACACCGCCTTGCTCTACCATCGGTGAGAAACGACCAAAGGAGCTGAGCCGATGCACAGACAAGCCGCCGCACCGCCCGCCATGCTCACCGTGGGCGAGGCCGCCGAACGCCTGGCCGTGTCGCCGCACACCGTCTACCGGCTGGCCCGCGCCGGCAGCCTGCCCGGCGCCACCCGCGTCGGTACCTCGTGGCGCATCGATCCGCGGCGGCTTGACGCCGCCCTGTTCGCTCTTCGCAGCTGACAGAGTAGGCGCGATGAACCGCCAGGAGCGCCGCCAGGCGAAGCGGAATCAACGGAGGATCCACGTCGGCGTCACCGCGCGCGAGGCCGCCGATGTCGCATGTGGCCTGATTGGCCTGCTGGGCTGGGCCGCCGGCAACCTCGAGGCTGGGCTTTTGGACCCCGGCACGCAGGGCCGCGCCGACTTCATCCAGCAAGTACGCGAGCTCCAGGCGAGGCTCGAAAACGACCCGGCCTCCACGCTGGCGCGCCTAGGGGCGGCTTTCAGTGCCCCCGTGCTGGCGCGCATGGAACTAGCGTTGGCAATCAGTGGGCAGGAGCCCGAAAGCGACGCGGCGCCGGTGCGACCAGATAAGGAAGGTGCATGATGTCCATGACCGTTGGCACTCTCAGGGTCTTACTCGAGTTGGACGATTCCCAGTTCAACCGCGGCATCGACCAGGCTCACGGCAAGATCGACCGCGCCGGCCGCCAGATTGAAGGCAAGCTCGGCAAGGTCGGCGGCGCGTTCGGCACGGCGTTCAAGCGTGGCGCGGTGGTCGCCGGGGCGGCTATCACAGGCCTCGTTGGCACGGCATTGGTCAAAGGCTTCCAGCGTCTCAGTTCGATTGAGAACGCCACCGCGAAGCTCACCGGTCTGGGGCACAGCGCCGCAGAAGTCCAGCTCATCATGGACAACGCCCTGGCGTCAGTGAAGGGCACGGCGTTCGGCCTCGACGAAGCTGCGACCATAGCCGCGACCACCGTCGCCGCCGGCATCAAGCCGGGGCAAGACCTTGAGAAGACTCTGCGGCTGGTAGCCGACGCAGCGACCATCGGCACGGTGTCCCTGGGCGAGATGGGGGCCGTGTTCAATAAGGTCGCCGCATCGAACAAGATCCAGGGCGACGTCATCGCTCAGCTCAACGACATGGGTATCCCGATTGTGCAACTGCTCGGCAAGGAGCTCGGCAAGACATCGGCAGAGGTTGTGGCGCTGGCCTCGGCAGGGAAGATTCACTTCCCGGAGTTCCAGAAGGCGATGGAGAAAGGGCTCGGCGGCGCGGCGCTGGCCTCTGGCGGCACCACCATCGGCTCATGGAAGAACATGATGGCCGCGCTGTCCCGCCTCGGCGCCAGCGCCCTCTCGGGCATCTTCCCCAGCTTCAAGGTCGCGTTCGCCAAGGTGGGCACCTACCTCGACGGGCTTGAGCAGAAGTACGGCGGCATGTTCAAGAGGTGGGGGGAGAAGGTGTCCGCCGGCTTCAAGGAGGGCGGCTTCACGGGCATGTTCAAGGCGATGCTGCCCGCGGGCGTGGGCGACACCCTCATCACCACGTTCAACGTCATCAAGGACACCACGATCGCCATCGTCAAGGTGATCGGCACCATCGGCAAAGTGTTCAGCCTCCTGCCCGGCGCGCTGCAGAAGTTCGCCATTACAGCCGGCGTGCTCGCGCTGGCGCTCAACAAGTTCGGCCTCATGGGCAGCGCCAAGGGCCTCTTCGGTGGCCTCATGGGCGGGGCCGGCGGCGCGGCCGCGAGCGGCCCACTCGACGCCGCTATCATCGCAAACACAATCGCCACTGAGGCGAACACGCTGGCGCTGGCGGCAGGCGGCGGAGGCGGAGTTACCGCGACTGCAAAGCGTACCTTCTTTGTGGATTCAGCAAGCGTCGCGAGCACAACTCTCGGCGTGGCCGAAGCGGCAGCACCTCTCGGGAAGCTGGCGCGATTCGGCAAGTTCGCAAGCCGGCTGGCTCCCGAACTCGCGGTCCTTCAGGCGTTCATCGAGGCCCCCGCCTTGACGGAGGAGAAGGCTGGACTGGGGCCAATGTCGTTCTGGGGCGACCTCAAGTTCAACGCTAAGCACTTTGCTGACAGCGTAAGCGGCGGTCTCACCACGGGTCTCACCTCGGGTATTGGCCAGTTCAAGCAGAACGCCGCGGCGAAGATGCCGCTCCTGGAGAATGCCGTCGGCACGATGATGGGTTCACTCAAGAAGACGTTCAAGATCGCCACCGGATTCGATATGCCGAATTGGTTCGGGGGGGCTAAAGCGGCCGTGACAACCGGAGGCGCGTCCATCGCGCGCTCTCTGCGCGCCTCTGGCGACAAAGCCGGGGCAGGACTCGCGGCGGGACTCGCGCGAGGCGTGGGCCCGGCGCTGCAAGCTATCCAGAAGATCCACAACGCGGCCGCCAAGCCCATCCGCGTCGGCCGCCTCAATACGAGCGGCTGGATTGGACCGCTGTCTGCCGCGTCGCGGCGCATCCAAGAGGTCCGCGACCTGGCGGCGCTACCCGTCTTCGTGGCTCCCGCAATCCAGGCCCTTCGCACGAACACTCGGAA